GATTCAATCACCGCTTGTTTCTCTTCGATGGATTTCTTAGCTTCCTCTATTTTCAGCATCTGCTCATCAACTACTTTTAATAGTCTAGCAGTTTCACTCTTCTCATTTAAGTAAGAAGATTGATATTCTGAAGCGAAAGCTTCGAAAACTCGTTTACCAAAGTTGATTTGTCTAGCAGCAGTGATGTCTTCTTTTAATTGAGTTAATTCTTCACCCAATTTTTTAGTCACTGCGTCTTCAACCACTTTGGCAGATTTAGTAATAAAAGCTTCTTTCAATTTTTTCATTTGAGCTTTAGCTTCTTTTACTAATTTAACTTTAGTTTCCACAACATCTTTTTTGTCTGCGTGGAATTCTTTGATTTCTTTAGCAAGAGCACTTACTACAAATTCTTCTAATTTTGTAAAGTTTTCGTGTACACTCTTTCTATCAACATTAAGCTCGTTAAGCTCTTCTGCTAATTTGTTCATCACAAATGATTCTAATTTTGCAGAATGTTTGCCTACGTTTTCTTTGTATGTTGCTTTTTCCATTGCAAGTGCTTTTCTGTCTTCAACGAACTTGGTGATTTCTTCACTCAACTTGTCAGTCATCATCTTGTCGATGGCTTCTACCATGTTGTTTTTGTCGTGCTCGTATCTCTTAGCGAATTCTTCTCTAAGTTCAGCAGCAGCCTGCTCTTTGTTTTCTTTAACTTTGTTTTCCCAAGCTTCTTGGATAGACTTTTGAGTTTCTTCTCCGATAACGCCTGATTCAACCAGTTTTTGTATTGCGTCGAACATTATTTTAGGTCCTTTATTATGTTGGTTAGCGCCTCTTTGAGGTACTTCTGTGCTTTTTTATCATCTCTAATCTCAGCAGCCAGACCCATTGCTCTATTTCCGCCCTTTGTATTCAACAAATGTTCGTAAATTGCAGTTGGGTAAGCACCCGGTGCTGAAGGTTGTGCCACTACGTCCACTGTTATAATCTCGAAATCACTAACTTGTCCTCCGCCGTATTCTGAAACGTTGCCAGAACCTCGGCTGGATACACCTAGTTTAACTCCAGACTCTAACATAGTTTTCACTAGTTGGCCCATTGGTGTTGGCAGGATTTTCATCTTGCCGTATCCATTTGGACCGTCCATCCACATATCAGTAATCATGTGACTAACACGGTCCAAATTAATTTTTAAATCATCGGGGTGATCCACTTCTCCTAAAACAGAATAACCTGATGTGATCTGATCATTAAGAGTTTTTACTGCTTTTTGAATTTCAGTAATTGGGTAAACTCTTTGATTGGCATTTTTAATGCCGCCTTGGATGCAGATACCTTTCATGTAAAGGTCCTTGCCTTCCTTGCCTTCGTGCAAGACTTCCATCCTAGCCTGATCGTAGGTTAAATGTTCTCTTAGATACAGTGACATTTCCGCTCCCTTTTTTCTCTATTATTGCTTACTTCTTAGCAGCAGTAATTGGAGATTTTGCTGATTTGTCAGAACCATCAGTATTGCTAGCTTTTACTTCTTTTTTGAAAGAAGTTGCTTTGTCTTTACCTGGTTCATTTTCAAATGTAACACCCATATCTTTTGCTTTTGCAACAGATACTTTAGCATTATCTTCCTGAGCTTGAGCTACGTTTTTAGCAGTTCCGCCCATGTCGTTTTTCTTAGCGACTGGAGATTTTGCAGATTTGTCTGAATGGTCAGCTGTGTCAGCGTTTTTCTTAATTTTGTACTCTTTCACAGTTTCCTTTTTCATATCATCTTTTTTAGCTTCTTGTGCTACAGCTACTTGTGCTTGAGCGTCTTGAGCTGGTTGAGCAACTGCTACTGATTCTTCTGATTTCTCTTCTGAATCTTCGCCTTTGTCTCCACTCATCATTTTTTCGAATTCTGCTTTTAATTCTTCTAAAGCATCTTCTAAGTCAACGATTTTATTTTCGATTTCTGCATCACCTTGTGCATCGTCAGCAGCTGGTTCTTCACCATTTGCTTCTGCACCTTGTTCTGCATCACCTTTTTCGTCAGCTGAAACGTCAGCAATTAAATCATCAGTAGCATCGCCACCAACTTCTTCAATTGATTCTTCTTCTTTTGAAGTTTCTTCGATTTCAACTTCTTCGTCAACTGATTCGTCTTTTGAATCTGTTTTTTCAGTTTCTTTTACTGTTTCTTCTGCTTTCGCTTCAGATTTTTCAGTTTCTTTAACTTCTTCTTTAGAGTCTTCTTTTGATTCTTCTTTAGCTTCTTCAACAGCAGTTTCGCTATCTACTAAGCCTTCATAGATGTCTCTAGATTTTTCTACAACGATTTCGTGGAATAACGCTTGCGCTTTGTCATTCTCTTCGTTGATTAATAATTCAAGCAATTGCTCGAACTTGTTTGTTGATTGTGTCATTGCACGTGCTCCTTATTGGCAAGTTGTTTTTACTTTAAAGTGTAGTATTTAAGCGGATAGCGAAATAAAGCGGTACTTTTAGGCCAAAAACGGTGGTTTTTGACTAAGATTGTACTTGTATATTATGTATCTTTAGAAATTCATCAATATCTAGGTGTTTAAAGTTGGCACTAAACTCTAGATCGTGTGGTTTAAAAGCATCTTTACGTATTACTCTGCGGAATTGAATTTCTGGATAATCTGTAAGCACTCTCTTGGTTTGATTTAACCAATTTCCATGATAGGTAGCTTCGTCTGAGCTTTTTTTATAGTTTCTAGTGTCTTTGAACACATTATTAAAGCTGAATCTTTTGTTTTTTGCATCCTTTACGTGTCCTTGATAGTCAAAGCCCAGTATGTAAATCATGGTAAATTTTTTATCTGCTGCCATTTTTAGAGCAGTGGGACCTGAACTCCAACCTAGGCTGGGTTGAAACCATTTGATATAATTCTTGGCATTTTCGTTTTTTGAATACTGATGATTGTAATTGGTCCATACTTGGTGTGTTTTAGGATAATCAGTTTCAGCAATTTCCAGTATCATTTTGGGATCTACCGCTATGAGATAGTCGGGTTCCTCGGTTCTGTATACAGCATTACAAGCAAACACCGTGCCGTGTTGTTTTAAATCTGCTATTCTTATACCTTTGCGTGATTCGCCGTTGCCTAATACAAATGCTACGCTGGACATTATATTAAAGTGTTAGATTATCATCCTGCGCTGGCTGTTGACCATACATTTTTTGTACAAATTCTGCTTGTTCTCTTTGATCTTGATCGTGTGCTTCACTAGCTAAACGCATTTTGTTAATATCTCGTAATTTTAAACGAGTTTTACGTGTATCGTCAGAGTCTAATACAGAAATATCATCTTCTGCATTGTAATTTTTGTTCTGTTCAAATCCTTGCGGAGTATATGACCACATCTCTTTCAAGTACATAATGCTATTTAAGCCTTAGACGGTCGCTCCACCACCTGGTGTGGTACCCGGAGTTCCACCTGTGGATGGTGTACTGCCTGGTCCTGGTGTTGGTGTGCCCGGCGTTGGCGCTCCTTCTTCTGGAGTTGGGTTTTCAAATTGATCTAGATCTGATTGTACTCCTGCTTGGCTAATTCCTGCAGTTCTCAATTGTGTAGTTTTCGTTTGTTTTTTCTGTGCCACTGCATTCTCTTCAGCCCATAATGTGCTGTTTTGAGCCATTTCTTCTTCAGATAATCCTAAAAATCTTTTTAAAGCAAAACGTTTGCTCATGTAAGGTAATTCTGCTACCTGCACGAATGTGCCCACTCGGCTTTGATCCATTTCTGTCTGTCTGTACTGTGCAAAGTTTTGTGGCGGATTGAATTTAATTTCAAATGTGCTGTTGTCTATGGTGTAGCCTTTGTGTTTGATCCATAATTTAAACTCTTCGTCAAATACCGGAGCAATTAGACTCTGTAATCTTTCGCAGTATTTGTTAAATCTCAATTCTTGGATGTATGCTGTGCCCACTCGTCCGTCATTGTATTGTTGAGCTCCATCGTCTGCTCCTGTCGGCAAGTACGAGCTTGGAATTCTTAAACCTCTGTACAATTTGTTGGTGAAATATCTTAAATCGTCAATCTCTCCAAGATTAGTTCCGCCTGGCAATGTGTCCACTTTAGATCCTCGACCTTCCGCTGTTTGAGGGAAGAAGTAATCTTCGTTGATACTCATCGGGTTATATGTAGCATCGATATAGCTGCTACCACCTGTGGTACTTGGAATTCTTCTCTGATTAATCTCGTTTTTAACTCGCTCAACGAATTGCATCGCTAAGTGTGTTGGCATGTTACCCACATCAATATAGAACACTCTTCGCTCTGGTGCTCTCTGTACTCGATAAATGATGATTGCGTCTTCTAATAACTCTTTTTGTTTGTAAACTTTGAACACTTGCTCCAACACTGACTGACCAAACGGAAATAGATTGTCCATACCGTCTGATAGACTCATATGCACCACATGCTCAGCATTGATAGCATACTGATTCATAGTTCTGTAGAATCTACCGCCGGTACCACCTGTAGGATAACTCATACCCATACCTTGTCCTGTGCCCATATAGTTTTGATTATATGGTCCACCAGTAGTACCGCCATACAGTTGATTTGGTGTAATCTGTGTAGCAGATAATTTTTGTAAATTAGGATTAATATCTCTTATGATATATTGTTCTGGAACCTTTCCATCTGATTCGTTTACAATAATTCTATCGATTTTAGCAGGATCCATATACAACCATTTGTCGGTTTCAGAATCTCTCACAAAGAAACAATCACCGTATTTCAAACAGTTTCTAAAGATACGGAATATTCTTCTGCCGAATCTGTTAGATTTGGTCCACTGTTGTAGAGCTTTTTTTAATAATTTAACTTCTGTTTCTGTGACATCGTCTTTGAATATTAAATCAAATGGTGTTTCATTTTCGTCATTGCTCTGTGTGCAAAATTCTGCAAGAATATCTAGAGCTGCATTGATTTCTGAATCATTGTCCATTTGGTCATATTGAAAATATCTTTGTATTCTATTCGGGTGTCCTGTGTACACATCAGGCAGATAAGATGAATAATTTCTTTTGGCAAAATTAGGAGTTTTATCTCCACTGATCGGACTTAAATTAGGTTCTTTGAAATATTTTTTCCAGCTCATATATTATCTATCATTATACAATAGAAGGTCCTACTTTATCAACCACTTTAGAAGTTTTTTTGGTATTCTTCTCTGTGGCCATGTTAATGTTAACCAACGTATTTAATGCTTTGTAGTTGGCTTTTTGCAGCTCTAATGCTTCTTTAGCAGTCATATTATACTGTGTCATTTGGGCATTTAGTTGTGCATATTGTGAGCTTGCTCCTGAACCTTCAGCATTGTAATCTTGTGCTTCCTGTCTGCTCAGTACTCGTTCACCCGCTTCCACATGTAATAGGCTAGTTTTAGGTTCAAATGGTAAACCTGTTTCACCGAAAGTACCTGTGGATCTTTTCTTGATGTCTTCTCCAGCAGCTCCTCCTATTACTCCAGATATACCTCCAACTAGAGCACCAATACCTGCACCAAAAGCAGTACCAACACCTGGAATCACTGAACCTATAGTAGCACCTAATGCAGCACCCGATAGTGCAGAAGTTCCTACACCAGCTGCTTTGCCTGCTAGTGTATCTGATTGATATGCCATAGCAGTACCTCCAGCTACTCCTGCAGCCGATCCTATGCCTCCAACAACTTTTAATCCTGTACCAACCTTGCCTCCCAATAAATCTCCTACTCCACCTGCTCCGCCCATGCCTCCACCAGCTAGTCGAATACCAGCAGCAGTACCTGCAGCTTGTATGGCTATTTGTCCGCCTTTATCTAGGAAGAATCCTCCAATGGTTTTACTCATGAACAGCAGAGCTTTGGTACCAGCACTTAAACCGTTGATCCCATCTGCTATATCTTTTACACCATTATTGAGTTGATTGCCTGTGGTTCCTATAAATTTTCCTAATACTGTGTAGAATCCTGTTTCAATCGATTGAAAACTTGAACTCAGTCTTTTGGTAGAATCTTGAAACAGTGCAAGAGCTTTGGTAGCTTTGTCTTGTTCTGCTCTCTGTTCTTCGGTGACTTCTTTTAGATTAAGTTCGGCTGATGCAAGTTTAGTAACTTCGCTGTATAGTCTTGCAAATCCTACTTGACCAGTCACTGCAACCCCAGCTAAAAATTTATTAGATCTTTGAGCAGCGTCTCTCAACATTATCATAGCCTGAGCAGAATCTAAAGTACCTGCTGTCAATTGTTGTATGATGCCGCTGGCTTCTGGTATGTTCTGTACTAACATTCTTGCTGATTCAGTCACCGGAGCTCCTGAGTTGGCAATTAAATCTTGAAAACCTTCTTTTAATCCCGGTGCTAATTCACCAATAGATGCAGTGAATGCACTCAATCTTTGACCAGTTTCTTTACTCTGTGTGCCTAAGAATGCAGTGAATCTCTCGTTGGCCATCTGAGACTCTATCTGTTTGGCTAGTTGAGTTCTCTGTTGTCCTGTCAGTTTAGATAATTTGTCTAATTCTGTTCCTAAACTTTCTGCTGATTTTATTTGCTCTTGAGTTGAATCAGCAACAAAGGTACCTGTTCTTCTCTGTAGGTTTAGTGTGGTCAGTAACACATCGTTTAACTCGTCCACTGTGAATCCCAGTGGTCCTAAACGTTCAATACTGGTTCTTCTAAACTGTTCGCTGAGCTGAGAAAATCTTTTTGCTCCTAGAGTGCTGCTACCATAAAGAGCTGCTAGACTTTCACTGTTGGAAGAAATTAATTTAACAAAGTCTTGCAGTGGTAGAGCTGCACTGGCAGCAGTTTCTCTCAGTGTGAATAAATTCTGTCCAAACGATGCTCCCACATTGGACAGTGTGCGGAATGCATCTAGAGAAGTGTCAGCAAAATTACCAAAATTTTGTAGGCCGGTACCTATGAGACCCAGTCGATCTTTGAAAGCACTGGTGAATTCTGTGATAGAACCTTTGCCTTCGTATGCAGCTTTGCCTAGTTTTTCTAAAACTTCAGCAGTGCCTGTGGCATTGTCTGCTTGTTTTTGAGCTGCAGTTTCGTTTAATCCTAACTGTCTATATAGGCTATAAAACCTATTGTTTAATCCTTTGGTGGCTTCGAGTTCTTTTCTTTTGGCATCTAATAAATTAGCAATGGTTTCGTTTAATTTTTTTTGATCCCCATCGTTTAACTTTAAATTTTTGGTTAAACTATTCAAAGAATCATTGACTCTTTTTATCTGTGATGCACTGAGAATGGGTGCTTTACGCAGCTCGTTGATTAGTCTGGTAATTTCCTTGGCTTGATCTTGATTGGATTTGGCCAATATCCTCTGCAGTTCCTGTTCGTCCATGCTTTAAAAACCCCTAAAATATGCTCATATAAATAGTGACAAGCACATTAATATAATGTATATTTATAGAATATAAAAATGGTAGAAAACACAAACCCGTTAAAACGCTATTATAGACAGCCGCAGATCAGCATACGTTTGCCCAGCGGTGAAAAATACTATTCTGAGGCAGTGGTACAAAAGACCACCACAGGTGAACACCCTGTGCTGCCCATGACTGCCATGGATGAGTTGGCATTCCGTACACCAGACAGCATGATGAATGGTCAAGCCACAGTGGATGTAATTAAAAGTTGTATACCTACCATACAGGATCCATGGCAACTGGTCAATCATGACATCGACACTGTGCTGATTGCTATCAGAATTGCCAGCTATGGCGAGACCATGGATGTCACAGCAGGAGTGCCTGGAACCAATGAAACACAGACTCACACTGTGAACCTACCGCAGATGTTGGACACCATTAGACAGGAAAAAATCACAGATCACTGTGTGCTGCAGGATGGGTTGACTCTGCATATTGCTCCCCTAACCTACAAACAGATCACAGATGCACAATTAAAAACATTTGAACAACAGAGAATCTATGCACAGGTATCTCAGAGCAATCTCAGCGCAGAAGAAAAAACCAAACGTTTCACTGAGAGTTTTCGAGTGCTGAGCGATCTCAACATCAGTCTATTGATCAATAATATTCAACGAATTCAACTGCCCACAGGAGAAACTGTGACTGACAAAGCAGCCATTTTAGATTTTATCAAAAATGCAGATGCTAAAATTGTTAGAGAACTGGAAAACAAACTGGGAGATATTCGTCAACAGGGTTCTATCAAACCTTTCAAAGTCAAAGCCACAGAAGAACAGATCAAAGCTGGCGCTCCCGCAACCTACGAAGTGCCCATCACTTTTGATAACGCAAATTTTTTCGTATAAAGCTCTTATCGCTCTCGGAATCTGACCTCATAAAATATCTAAAAGATCTTGAAAATGAAGGTAAAAGTATCAAACATGAGCTGTTTAAAATCTGTTGGTACATGCGAGGTGGAGTTACCTATCAAGAAGCACTGGCACTGAGTCCATCGGATCGCGATATAGTGTCTCGTATAGTTAAAGACAATTTAGACGTTACTAAAAAAACCGGACAGCCATTCTTTTAACAGTTGCAATCCTAACAAGATGTGCTACGCACATCTGAAACTTCGCTTGCGCTCGTTTCCTTTTAGATCTGGATACAATGATTGTTAAGCGCGATGCGATAGCATCGTGCGCCTTATGTGCTAGATGAGCAGTCACAATTCGGCTATTGCTAGCCGAATCGACCGAACCTGCATATGTGCTGAGTTCGCAGTCACCATACATCGCTGCTGTCGCCGGGCGGTTGTGCTGTACCCGTTAGCTCATTCATTACAACGCGAACCCACATGGTCTTTGTATGATAATCCCACGTGGATCTGGAGTTGGATCTGTTTCCCAGAGCTCCATCCTTTTTGCCTGTTGCGTCAAGTGATTCGCCGCCCACGCTAATGGGAGTAGTTCACTGTTTTACCAAAGACGCTATAGAGCCTAATAGAAATTGTGATTATTTTTAGTGTGCCTTTTTCACATGTATATAATATGCGTATATTATGATTGGCAGTTTCTTGAGTTTAAATACTGACATGCAGTGGATTTATAGAAATGAACCAGTAACCGAATTACCAAAAGACTGTGTGGGATTCGTGTATCTAATTACCAACATAGAAAATGGTCGCATGTATGTGGGTAAGAAATTATCCAGATTCAAAACTACGCGATATAAAATGCACACGCAAAAAAACGGAAAAAAAGTACGCAAAAAAATTAAAGGCGCTGTGGACAGTGATTGGCAAGATTATTACGGCAGCAGTGATCAATTAAATCGAGATATAGAAACACTAGGTAAGGACCGATTTCGTAGAGAAATACTTTATTATTGTCGTAGCAAAGCAGAATTGAATTATGTAGAAGCTCGAGAACAATTTGCTAGAAAAGTGTTAGAATCAGACCAGTACTATAACGGACATATTCGTGTGCGAGTGCATGGATCGCTTATTATCGATAAAAATCTATGAAACGATACGGAAAACTTAGAGTTATAGGCGAATTAAAAACATTAGGTTATTACGAAGATACATTTCAAGCACAATTATTATTCGAAGGATGGTTGGCACATTTTCCACATGTACAAGAATTATATCTAAAGAATCTCTGTGAGCTATCGTTTGAACCAACCTGCATAGTGGTAAGAGCCAAATTCACTGATAAAGAATGGACCATGTGGTGTTTGAAACATAAAACGCCTGTAGCACGGCGATGGTTTAGCTCATAAAAAAAGCCTGCACATTTGCATGCACAGGCTTTTTAAATTCCAAAAGTATTAACTAGGCTGCTGCGTTTTTTTCAGCGTTTTTAGTTTCTTGGATTTCTTTTCTTCTTGCTTTAACTAGTTTTCCTAATTCAGCAAGAGCTTTTCTGGCTCTAGTTCCTGAAGCTTTAACGCCTTTTTCAGTGAACTTTTGGTTCTCTTCAGAGTAAGTCTGAATAGCTGCCATAATCGATTCATGTGTATTTGACATGTATTCTCCTTTGTTGTATTAATTAATACATCTGTATTGTAAGCTGTAAAAAAGAGATAGTCAACAGTTAAATGATAATGTCAACATCATTAGCATAACTGGTAAAACCATTTTCTTTTACCACTTTTAATACAGAGTTAACTCTAGATATCAACTCATCTTTGTGTGATATCAAGAATATGTTTTTTGATTGTGTTCGGCTCATCTCTTTTAAAACTGCCATAGAGCTTTCCACGCCAGAGGTATCCATACCTGCATCAATTAATTCGTCAATGAATAATAGGTTAATTTGTTGGTAAAGTCCTTCCCAAACATCTCGGAATGCCCAACTCAAACTCAAAATCAATCGGTTTCTTTCTCCGCGACTTAGATTATCAAAGTCTAATTCTCTGCCCAATTCTTCAATCCTCACATTTAAGTCTGACAAGAATACCACAGTGTGTGGTAATTTAACCTGTGATAGATAGAATGCTAATCTTTGGTTAAGATAAGTTAAATTCTGTTCAATAATTCTTGTTCTAATAAATGAATCTTTGGCAGTTAATAATTTATATAAGAATTCTTGATGTTTGAATAGGTCTTCCATCTCATTGGCTTTGACATAATCCACTTTCTGCACAGCACTCTTTGTTAACTCATCAATTTGTTCTTGGTATGGATTCTCTTTTGCACGAGTTTGTTCTAATTGTCTTTTTAAATCTTCCACAGAGCCTTTGTGATTGTATGCTTCGTCGATAGAGTCATAATAAGTGTCGGGCACAGTGCCTAAATCTCCAATAGCTGTTATACTATTTTGTATTTCTTTTAATTTTACGGACAGTGTTTGTTCATACTGTGTTTGCTCTTCAAGATCTTTCTTAAGTTCATCCACAAGATGTTGGTGTTTTTCTCCGTGTAAATCTTGCTCACAGGTAGGACAAGTGGCTTTTTCAGCATATTCTAAATCTTTTACGGTTTGTTCTTTCTGTTTGATAGCTTTGGTTAATGAATCTTCATGATAGCTCTTCTCTTTTTCTAGATTTCTTAGAGTTTTAGAATCGTCTGTGTGTTTGGCCAATCGTTTATGACTTTCTAATTCAGTTTGGATATCCACTCGCTCTAATTCTTCTATGGCAGACTCAAATTTTGCAATATCTTGATTTTTCTGTGTCTGCCACGCACTACTTCTTAATTCAAATGTTTTAATAGATTCTTCTACTTTTTTATTACTAACTAGAATAGCATCCAGTCGCATTTTTTCTTCGGCTAATTCTTGTTTGGTCACTCGCATCTGCTCTTTTAGTAGCTCTGCTTTTTCACTCAATAAAGTTATACCCAATAATTGCTCTATAATTTCTCTTTGTTCTGCTTGTTTGGTTGCTAAAAATGGTTGTGTGTAAGTGTTGAGAGCTATGATATTCTTAAACATGGCATGAGTCATGCCCAACAATCTATTAATCTCTTCTTGTGTTTCTCGATTCTCTCCTTGTGCTTCATTATTATCTTCAGAACCGTCTGCTCCTGAGTTTTGTTCCACTTCGTTGATAAAGAATTTTAATACCTGTGGTTTTCTACCTCGCTCGATCTTGTAACTTACACCGTTCTTCTCAAAATTCACAGTGACCAACATGTCTTTGTTGTTGGTTTTATTCACTAGATTGTCTCTTCTAATTTGCGTAAGTGCCTCACCAAAAAACACATAACTGATAGCATTTATAATGGTAGTCTTACCAGTACCATTTCGAGCACCAGCATCATCGCCGCCCAAATCCATGTTCTCACCAATAACCAGCACTAGATTTTTGCCAGCAAAATTTACTGCTTGGGTATGATTACCCACGCTCATAAAGTTTTTTACTGTGAGATCTCTAATTGTTAACATCTAAATTATTATAAATTGCCATTAATACTTTTTTATCATAAGTTTGTGAATCCACTGCTTCCAATTGTTTGATCACAATCTGATCCACAGAGTCAAATTTTTCCACTTTAACCATGGGTTGATCTGCTTGATCCAGTTGTTCTGGTATCAATTGTAATTCTCTCAACTGATATTTTTCCATAAATGTTTCTCTGATAAAATTAGCCTCTTCATAGGAAATTTTAATATCCAATCCTACACGCACATACATTTTAGGTGCTAATATACCATCGGCATCTGTTAATAGTTGTGATATTTTTACATGTCTATATTTTGGCATCCCGGGCCAGTTGATATATTTGGGCTGTCCGCCATATTCCAACACCATCATACCACGCTCATCATCGCCAGCATCAGCATAGTTGTGAGGAAATGCATTGCCGATGTAGTGTATGTTGTTTCGTATCTGTCTCTTATGGAAGTGTCCTGTGAACACATACTCTTGATTCACAAAGTGTTCTGCTTTGATAGTGCCTACATCTGGCATGTCTACCATGGCATTCATTTTAAAATAAGGTAATTCAAAATGTCCAAAAATATATCTCTGTTTTAGATCTTTTATTTGACGCCACTCATCTTGCACAATCCAAGGCACAATAGCCACGTCATCGGCCAATAACCAATCATTCACAATTTTTATGTTAGGAATATTTCTACAGTATTCCATACTGTTGATTTCTCTCTTGTCTCTGTAGAATAAATCGTGATTGCCCATCATTACATAGACTCTTTCAAATGCTTGGCCCAATCTTTCCATGTTGCTCACAGTATAATTCATAGTGCTAACATTGGTAGACGATCTGTGATGATGCCAATCACCTAGGAATATGCAAGTTTCACAACCGTGTGCTCGGGCTTGTTCAATAAACCAATAACAGAATGCTTCTCCGTCGTCGTTGTGAATTCGACTGTTGCCTTTTAATCCAAAATGTATATCAGTAAAACAAGCAGCCTTTTTAAAAAACGCCATAGTTAGATATTATTTTGTTTTATTGTCATCTGCAAGTGATAATTTGCCAGATTCTTTCAGCTGTCGGTTTAGTTCTTTAATAGCCGCTTTGCTGTAGACTTTAACTTCACCATGCAATTCTTTTTGTCTTTTCTTTGCTGCCACAGTCTCACTCTCATTTTTGGCTTGTCGAGTATAACTAGGCATCATCTCATTCATTTCTAAAATATCATCACGAATATTTTGATTTTTCTTTTCAATGTTTAGAATTCTTGTGAATGAGTTTGTGATAGCCGCTGTATAATAAGCAAAAGGATTCTCAGATTTGCTTTCGTCAAACTGTAAACCAATTTGACTCAATTGTACCAATGCTTGTGAACGCATTTCATCCACATAGGTATATCCTCTCCAGTTGCTTCTTTGGCTATATCTCTCTGCTAGTTTTAAAAACATGTTTGCCAGAGTAGGAGTGATCTTGCCGTGATCGTTGCTGAAGTGTCCGTTGTTCATACCACCAATCCAGTGTGATTTACCCACACATACTGTCTGTCCTTTTTCATTGATTCTGTAGTGTTGAAAAGGAGGAAAATTAACTTTAGTATGATGGTCAGCTCGAGTTTTAGGATTTTTTTTCCTTTCACTATCAGTGGTGATGTGATCAAAAGTCATAACTCGAAACACTAGATCTGTTTTTTTTACTTTTCTTGGAGATACTTCATAGTCACTCATTTTGATTCTTTTATTACCTGATTTTTTGGCTGCTTCCCAAGCTCGTGCAGTTAATCTTTTGGCCTGTATCTTTCTTGCTTTAGCAATGTTAGCATTGTTAATCTTTTTGATATCATTAACAATCATGTCATAATCACTGTCTTCAGGATTAACGTATGAGCAATAGGTATTTTTACTTTTGTGAATTTCGGACAATAAGTCACGATTGTTTAGATAGTTTACTTTTTTCATTTTTTTAATCCTTTAATTTTTGAACTTTTTGGGTGTTTTTGAGCTATAAAGTGCGCCTAAAATAATGCCTATAAATACAGTTGTTATTATAATAAATTTTTTATGGATTTACAACCTAATATTGAAGAAGAAAATTCCAGTACAAACACCTTAGGTAAGGTGCTGACTAACGTGGGCGGTAATATCTTTAATCGCACACTGGGTAGGCTATTCGGTAATGGATTAAACAAGGGTGCAGAAGCCAATATGAAGATGCGCGGATCAGCACAGTGGACTGTACGCAGCGACAAGCAAGATTTTAGAGTAAAAGTAGTTTTACCTACAGATAGCGAATTACAATCAATATTTTTTGAATCAGGCAGAGACGACGATGGCGGAGTTTTAAGAAATAACATACTGGCACCATTGGCAGAAACAGGAGGAGTAACATTTCCAATCACTCCATCGATTGTGATCAATCATTCAGCATCTTACAATGCTATGAGTCTTACGCACAATAACTATCCATTCTATGCTTATTCGCACAGTGAAATACCTAGTTTTACAGTGGTGGGAGAATTTCCTGTACAGAATCAAGAAGATGCACGCTATTGGATTGCCATGTTGCATTTCTTTAGATCTGTAACCAAAATGTTTTTTGGTGGTGACAATAATGCATTAAAAGGAAATCCACCTCCTATACTGAGTCTTTCTGGCTATGGAGCATATGTGTTTAATAAAGTGCCAGTACTGGTTACAAATTTCAGTGTGGATCTAAGAGCTGATGTTGATTATATCTGCACCACACAGAGTACTAATGTTAGACAATCATTTATTGGACCTCAATTATTATTAACTGATAAAAATACTTCTTGGGCACCAACAATGAGTCAAGTTACATTGCAATTGCAACCAATCTATTCTAGAGAATCAGTTAAAAAATTTAATATGCGTGATTTTATCAGTGGTGGATTGAATGATAAAAACGGAATAGGATATATCTAATGGCCAAATACAGTAATACATCTCCATATTTTAATACCAGCGAAAATAATATTAGTTTGGATTTTTTAGTGCCTCGCACAATCACAGCGGAAGAAGATGATGTTAAGTACACCATCACAAGAACCTATGCTTATAGACCAGACTTGTTAGCATTTGACTTATATGGTACTCCAAGGCTATGGTGGGTGTTCGCTCAAAGAAATCCAGACGTGATTGAAGATCCAATTTATGATTTTGCTCCAGGAAGAACTGTTCAGTTACCCAAATTGAGTAATCTTAAAAATGATTTAGGCATATAAAAATATGGCTTCCGAAGAAATTACATATGACATAAGACCTGCAATGACAGGAGCGACCATTAATAAAGGTTCTTCTAATAATCAAGATTCTGCAGAAAAAAATGTGTTACATGAATATGCTTCCTACAATTATGTTTGGACATTGTCAGCACTGTCACAAGAAGATTTAAAAAAACCTCAATCGATAGCAAAAAATAAACCACGAGATATTATTGCTAAAAGTTCTGGTATTGGCACAGAAGGAAATTTTAGTCCTTTTAATGCAAACGGATCAGTAAGAGGAGCCAAAACAGTGGTAGATGCAGAAGACAACGGAATACAGTACAGCGAATATAAACACAAAGATTCTGTTATTAGAGCAAGAGCATCGTCTAATGAAATTTTAACAAGAGGACACGACATATTTTTTGAAAAAGTAGTAATAACAGGAATACATAGGCCCAACGAGCAGAGAAAAATGATGAATTTTACAAAGATAGAAATGGTATTGCAAGAACCATTTGGTGTTACACTGTTTGAAAAATTAAAAGCTGCTGCTTTCAACAATAAATTTATGGATCATATAGATGCACCCTATCTATTAACACTGGAATTTCGAGGTTATGATAATTTAGGAAATCCTAAAACTGTGATTACAAAAAGAGTATTGCCGATTAAAATAACCAATGCGGAGATGGAAATTACAGCAGGAGGAACTGTTTATACAATGACCGCTGTGCCTTGGACAGAGTTCGCAATGACAGATAGATTTTTATACATAAGAGGATCTGGGTCGACCAACTGGAAAACTCCTTTTAATACCAAAACAGGAGAAACATTGAGGCAGGCAATGGATAGATTGGCCGATACTCTCAATAAGATGCAAGACGTAGAGATAGAAAGAAAGATGAGAGAATTAAAAGACACCTACGAAATAAACATTGTAAATGTGCCAGTGACCAACACCGGAAGCGGTAACTGGAATTTAGGATCGTTAGGATCAAAATTTCAAGTCAGTGTAAGACCTAACGAAAGTATTGCCAAAGTAATCACTGATTGTGTACAACAAGCAGACGGTTTTAGAAACATTGGAGAAATAGTTAAAAAATACTGGCAACAGGTAGGAGAAGAACAAGAGTCCAAGTACAATCAAATGGAAGGACAAACAGAACAGCCATCATCGGGTAAAGAACCTTATGTGCCGTGGTTTAAAGTAGTGACCAATGTTGAAACAGATACAGCTCAATTTGATAAAATTTTAGGAATGCATCCAAAAAAAATTACATATACCATTGTTCCTTATGCTGTTCACGTAATGAATTTTACTCTGCCAGGTTTGAGTGCTTCTCCATTATGGGGCAAAACAGTCAAAAAGAGATACAATTATATCTATACTGGTGATAATAATGATATATTAGATTTAAAAATAAATTATAAATTTGGGTATTTCCAAGCAGCATTAGTTGACGGTACAGGAGCCGATGCTCAAAAGAAAAAAGAAGTCAAAGATCTTAGTTTACAAGAATTAGTTCAAACATATAGATCTTATGTGGTAGACCAACCAGAGGGAACATTACCTCTACGTAGATATCCTTCTTATTCAAAATCAGCTGATCCATCTACCGGTGCAGGTGCTAGTAAAACACAAGTAGATGAATTTTATGAATATCTAACAGCACCTATGGGAGATATGGTTAATGTACAAATGACCATATTAGGTGATCCTGCATTTATAGGACAAGATTTTGCTCTACCTTATGAAAATAAAAATTCAAGTACTTCATCTGATTTTGCTTCATTTAACGGTAAAGCATGGGATAAAGACCTAGGTTGTTTTAATTTTGATCAAGCAGAACCATTTATTACACTAGATTTTAGGTTTCCTACAGACATCGATGAAAAAAAGAGTGTAATGAATTTTAAAAATTTAGAGAACATTGTGTTTAGCGGCTTATATAAAGTAGTATCAGTAGAAAGTGTTTTTGATGGAGGAAAATTTACTCAAGTGTTGGATTTGGTTAGATTTAATAATCAAGGCAAAGAAATGACTTCTGTTGCAACAATTGCAGAAATGCAAAAAATTATTAAAGATAAGAAAGCAGAAGCTACAGCTAAAGCTACAAGTATTATTCCTAATATTACTGATACCGAAGGATTTACTAATTAAAAACATATGACCATATACGGAGACGCATCAACACCAGAAAAACAGTTTAGGACCACTGCTTATACTGAAATAGATCCAGGCCCATACATTGGTATTGTTAAAGACAATGTCGATGAAACTAGAATGGGCGGATTAAAAGTCATGATTCCCAGTCTTTCAGGCACAGACGAAGGACCATCCAGTATGTTGTATGAAGTAAAATATCTAACACCATTTTATGGTGCAAAAAGTCCTAGTGCAACAACCAAAACCAGTCCTTATGATTTTGATGACAGTCCACACAGTTATGGAATGTGGATGGTACCACCAGACATTGACACAAGAGTTCTAGTAATATTCGTTGAAGGAAAAATATCTCAAGGATTTTGGTTTGGCTGTGTGCAAGATCCCTATACCAATCACATGGTGCCGGGTATTGCTGCCAGTCCTCATACTGCTATGTCATCGGATGCAGGGTTTGAATCAAATGAAACAGTAGAAAGCACGTATGGAACCAAAGAAGTACCGGTTTCTGAAGTTAATAGAACCACATGGTCTGCAGCAAGCAATGTTGGAGGACTTGATAAACTTAAAAAACCCATTCATCCTTTTGCTGACACATTACGTAAACAAGGATTAATAAAAGATAAAGTACGAGGAACAACCACAAGTTCTGCTAGAAGAGAAAGTCCTAGTGCAGTATTCGGAATCAGTACTCCAGGAAGATTGGATAAAAAGAGCAAGAAAAAATTTAAATTAGGACCCACAGATGCAAATCCTGAAACCACAGTGGTTAGAGAAGCTGGACACACATTTGTAATGGACGATGGTGATGCTGCAGGCAATAATGAATTAGTTAGAATAAGAACCAGCAGTGGACATCAATTATTAATGCACGACAGTAAAGGTGTTGTGTATCTTGCCAATGCATCAGGCAATGTTTGGATGGAATTCAGTGCCAATGGTGCCATTGATATCTATTCTGGAAATACAGTGGCTCTGAGAGCAGTGGGCGATATTGATCTACACAGCGATAACAATATCAATATGTTTGCCAAAGGACAAATTAAATTAAGTGCCATGAATAAATTGGTGCTTGATGGAGGAGCAATTCAAACATATTCTGATACCGACACACAGATTCAATCCGGAGGATCATTTACTAACAAAGCATTAACAGGATCAATCATAACTTATGCTGGTATGACACAATTGCACATGGCAACTGGACAACACCACTTAACAGGTGAACAAGTGCATTTTAATAGTATTCCTGGTAGTCCAGAAATGATAGCCACATATGAAAGAACAGCATTTTATGACGAAAGCGGAACAGGAACATTGAGAGAAACCAAACCAGATGTAGATGTGACTAAAAAAGGATTAAATGCACCCCTTGAATGGACACCAGAAGGAAATGTTTCTATGTCAGGTTTAAGAATGCCAACTCATGAACCATTTCCTGGTCACTGGGATGATATTGTGTCATTTGCAGGAACCGAAGATGCAACAGATAGTGATGTACCGGGCACAGTGGGATTTTTAGCTCAACAATGTAGAGAAAGTGATAATTCTACTCTAAGAATAGGACAGTGTCAAGCAGATTTAGCAGCCTTTATGGCCAAACAAGATATTCCTGTAACAGATGTTAAAAAATTACAATCAGTAGCAGAAGATTTTATTAAAAATTATAATAAAAGATATAATTTAACAGACAATGGACCTTTTTCAATATCTCCAATAGCAGAAGGAGTAAGTTCTACTATTAAACAGACTGTTGAATCTATTTCTGGATCATCACTAAATTTATTGAAAGATCAGGTGTTTATAAATCAAGGAGGAATTTTATACAGTTCGGGCAATCTAGCACAATCGATTACAGGATCGGTTACTGGAGTAATAAATGATTTAAGTTCAGGCAAAGGAGTATTCACCACAGCAGGCAATGTATTGGGTGGAGTGTCCAACAATATAAACAGAATATCAGGTATAATACCCGGAGCTAACCAAATGAACAATGCATTAGGATCTGTAAATATTGTAAATAACGTTTACAAATCTGTGATGGGTACTAATATAACTGCAGTCACAGAGGTGAGAAGTGTGGTGGGAATGGTAGGCAATCAAATACGTTCTACTATAGCCACAGTGGGCAGAAGTATAGGTAAGATTTTTGGATTTTAAAAATGAGTGAAAAAGAAAAAAACAATTTTATAGCAAATGGTCAGCAAACCTTTAGAGGATTCAGCTCTAGAGCTGATAGAAGCAATTATAAATTGTATGATTTTGAATTAATCAAACAGGATCTTATCAATAGATTAAGTGTGAGAAAAGGAGAAAGAGTAGAAAATCCTGATTTTGGTACTATTATCTATGATGTACTGTTTGAACCATTAACTGATGCAACCAAACAAGCAGTAGCAGATGATATTGCACAAAATCTTAATGCTGATCCTAGAATAAGCACCAGAGAGATACTAGTAAGTGAAACAGAGCACGGAATATCGATTCAAGCCACTATTACCTATATACCATACAATATAACTGAAAAACTCACCTTTAGTTTCGACGAAAACGCCGCTTTGCGCCTTTCTTAATCTACGCATATAATAAAAACAATAAATATCCATAGTTTAAACTATGGCCACCACTGACAGACAAAATCGATTGCTTGTAGCCGAAGATTGGCGCAAAATTTATACTGCTTTCCAACAAGCAGATTTCAAATCTTACGATTTTGAAACTCTAAGAAGAACCATGGTGGCCTACCTTAGAGAAAATTATCCAGATGATTTCAATGATTTTGTTGAGAGTTCAGAATATATTGCTCTCATAGATCTTATTGCTTATATTGCTCAAAGTTTAAGTTTTCGAGTAGACTTAAATGCTCGAGAAAATTTCTTAGAAACTGCTTCTAGAAGAAACAGTATTTTAAGATTAGCAAGATTAATTAATTACAATCCCAAAAGAAATTTAACAGCCACTGGTCTTTTAAAAATAACTTCTGTATCAACCACTCAAGATATTAGAGATAGTAGCGGTAACAGTTTAATAAATTCTACAATTGTTTGGAATGATCCGTCAAATACAAATTACAGAGAACAATTTATTGATTTATTAAATGCAGCCAACGTTGAAGGACAGAGATTTGGTAAACCAAAAGAAAGTGATTCTATTGGAGGCACACCGACAGAAGTTTATACATTAGATTCAACTAACACTGATGTGCCAATATTTGTTTTTAATAGATCAGTCAGCGGAATATCTAGACAGTTTGAAATAGTTCCAGCCACTATTTCTAATTCAGAATCAATATATGAGCAGGATCCGATTCCTGGAACAGGATTTACATATCTATATAGAACAGATGGAGCAGGTGATACCAGTCCAAATACAGGATTTTTTGTTTTATTCAAACAAGGGTCTCTAGGCAGTACAGAGTTTTCAATAACTCAACCAACCACAAATTATGTTCAACCTATCACTATCAATAACATTAACAATACCGATGTTTGGTTGTACAAACTAGATGATTTTAATCAGTTAGAAAAATTATGGACCAAGGTGCCAGATCTTTCTGGCAGTAACGTGATCTATAACAGTCTAGCATCTGACGTAAGAGACATCTATAACGTAGTAACCAAAAATAATGATACAGTGGATTTAGTTTTCGGAGATGGAAATTTTTCTAATATTCCTTTGGGCAGTTTTAGATTATATTATAGAACCAGTGACAATGCCAAATATTCTATACAATCAGCAGACATGCAAGGCATAACTTTTGTAGTACCTTACAAAGATAAGAGCGGTGGAGAACAATCGCTCACTATAACCTGTGCTCTACAACAGTCAGTTTACAATTCAGCAGCATCGGAATCAAATGAGAGTATTAAAACCAAAGCATCTCAGGTATATTATTCTCAAAATAGAATGATCACTGCTGAAGATTATAACGTGGTACCATTAGCATCATCACAAGAAATTATTAAAATTAAATCAACCAATAGAACAGCGAGCGGAGTTAGCAGATCAAGAGAAATTATAGATCCAACTGGTGCTTACAGTAATGTTTCTGTTTTTGCAGATGACGGAATATTATATAGAGAAGAAACCATTCCACAATTTACTTTTACATTTACAAATAGAAATGAAATTTTAGATATTATTAATAGACTAGTAGAAGGAAAATTAAAAGAAGCATACTCAAGACAATTCTTCTATTTAAAATACGGAACCAAAGATTTAAGTGCTTTATCAGCCGGCTGGATTAGTACTACTACGGGAACTAATACCAATACTGGATATTTCAATGCAGCTGGACCATTAACACTGGGAGATTATGCAACCAGTAATTTAAAATATGTCAAAGTTGGAGCATTGGTTAAATTCACATCACCAGACACTAGAGAATTTTTAAATGGAAAATTAGTAACAGCAGGTACAGATCTAGCAGAAGACAGAGCTTGGGCAAAAATATCAGCAGTGGTGTTAGATGGTGCTAACCAAGGAGAAGGCAATTTAGAAAATGGACAAGGACCAGTTACATTGAATGACATTATACCAGAGAATGCAGTGGCTAGTGCTGTATATCCTACATTTACAACCATTTTTGACACTGAATTAAAAACAGATATCATAGATAGAATAGAATCATATGAAGAATTTGGTCTAAGATATGACGAAGAAGAATCAACATGGAAAGTTATTACAGCAGTTAATTTAAGTAATGATACCGATTTTTCTATAGATTATGCTGGTGATATATCACAAAATAATTTAGATGCCAGCTGGTGGTTTAAATTCACAACAGATGGTAGTGTTTATACAGTAAATTATAGAGCATTAAATTATATTTTTGAAAGTGAAAAAGATAATAAATTTTATTTTGATAAAACTGATAGAGTTTATGATTATATCACAGGAAAAACAGTCAAAGATGTTGTTAAAATATTAAAATCTAACACTGTGCCTAGCACAGGATTAGGTATAGGTTATCCGATCGAATGGCAGATTGTAGACACAGTGGAAGAAGCAGACGGATATCAAGACAACAGAAAAGTTAAAGTAGGATTTTATGATAACGATGATGACGGGGTGGTAGATAATCCAGATATTTTTGATATCATTGTAGAACCCGATACTAATGTCAGCACAAAATTTGTATTTTTTGAAAAATATTTAGGATACAACGATATTGAAAGATATAGGCCATATGATGCTACTAACTTTGTTGTAACACAAAACGAATCTTCTATTGTTCTTCCAGGATCTTATGAAGACGGACAATTATTTTATTTTTATGATATTGACGAAAATGTTATTAAAAAATTTAATGCTGAATCTATAACTTTAGAAACTACCACAGATTATATTGCAAGAAAAGGTAGAAGTAATATAGAATTTTTATACAAACACACTGCTAGTCAAAACACAAGAATAGATCCTGCACAAACTAACATAATGGATATCTATATTTTAGAACGTACATATGATCAATTATTTAGAACTTGGTTAAGTCAAGGAGGAGAAGAACCCACACCTTCCACATCGGATCAATTGAGAATTAGCTATGCTAACACATTAAATCCTATCAAAGCATTGTCTGATCAAATAGTATTTCATCCTGTGAAATATAAAGTATTGTTCGGAATTCAAGCAGATGAACAATTTCAAGCCACATTCAAAGTGGTTAAAAATGCATCAACCAATGTTACCAATGCCGTGATTAAGACTCGAGTAATTCAAGCAATTAACGAATTTTTTGCTCTAGATAATTTTGATTTTGGTGATACTTTTTATTTCACAGAGCTTGCAGCGTATATCCATACTCAACTTGCTCCTGATTTATTAACAGTGGTTATAGTACCAAATCAAGCAGGACAGGGATTTGGTTCATTGTTCCAAATCAGTGGAGCAGCAGATGAAATTTTTGTTAATGGAGCAACAGTTGATGATGTAGCAATTATTGATGCTATTGGTGCTAATCAATTATTAGCCAGCGGCAATGTAGTAACAAATACTACCGGATTGACCACTAACACAAGATCAACTTCTGCAGTATCATCTGTGACAATTTCTAAATTAGGTTCTGGATCTAGTACTGGCAGTAGTGGAACAGGGTACTAATAATGGTAGACAAACCTTTAGATAGTCAATCAAATTATGACGTTGTTACTGATGAAAAAGGAGTAACACTTCGTAGATCAGTTGCACATCTACCTGCCTTTTACAGAACTGATGTCAACGAAAGATTTTTAAATACCACATTAGATCAATTAATTCAACCAGGCAGTTTGGTTAGATTAGATGGATATGTTGGTAGAAAAGATTGTTATACTAGATTAATTACAGACAAATATATTGAATCTAGTATTGAAGACAGAGATAATTATCAATTAGAACCTACAGTAACATACACAGACAAAGACACCTCTTCAATAAATCCAGAAGATCAAGTAAAATTTACTGCTACCTATGATGATTATATCAATCAAATAAAATTCTTTGGAGGCGATGTTACTAATCATGATAGACTTAATAAAGAAAAAGTTTATTCATGGGATCCGGCTATAGATTTCGACAAATTAATCAATTACAGAGAATATTATTGGATGCCGGAAGGACCAAATCCTATCCTAATACCTAACAATGGAACCAACACAGTTTCAGAAATTGCAGTAACACATACAGGACAATCTGCATATAATTTTGGAATATATCCAGGAGTGAACAATCCTTCTATTACTTTAAGCAAGGGCAATACTTACAAATTTATTTTAGATACAGCAGGTCATCCATTCTATATCATGACCGAACCATTCAAAACCGGTATAGCAGAAGATGGCAGTACTTCAGTTATATATTCTACAGGAGTGTCAGGCAACGGAACAGAACAAGGCACATTAACTTTTACTGTACCAACAGGTGCTCCTGATGTTTTATACTATCAATGCGGAAATCATGCAGACATGCATGGTGTATTCACAATAAGAACCATAAGTGAAACGACCAAGATTGATGTTGAACACGAAATTATCGGAACAAAAAATTACACTTTAAAAACAGGTACCAAATTATCAAATGGTATGAAGGTAAGATTTGAGGATAATGTTGCTAATTCTGCTTACGCTAGAAAAGAATTTTATGTTGAGGGTGTGGGATCATCGATCACACTAACAGATACAGCAAACTTAATTGTGACTGGGTCGTATACCGAAGAATCTACAGAACCATATGATGATGTACCCTATGCTGATAGACCATATTCAGTTAGTTTTTATAGACCAGTAACTCCTGATTATATCACTATCAAAAGAGACAGTATCGATGGTAATGCATGGAGCAGATACAATAGATGGTTTCATAAAGCAGTGATAGAAGCCACGGCTATAGAAAATGGATACACACCAATTTTACTAGAAACAGACAGAGCCAAAAGACCTATTATAGAATTTGATTCTGGATTATCTTTATTCAATCACGGAACCACTGCTAAAAAATCAGTAGCATTAATTGATACAGTGACCAAAGATGTTTTTTCAAAAATGGTCAACCAAACAGGATATATTGTGGATGGTGTACCTTTGAGAGATGGTATGAGACTATTGATTACTGCAGATACAGATCCTTTAGTTAATAATAGAATTTATGTCGTTAATTTTGTTACTATAGCAGGATCGGAAGTAACCACTCTAAGATTGACTGAAGACTCGGATGCTCTACCATTAGATGGAGATGCAGTAACAATTGAATTAGGAACAATTAATCAAGCAAAAACATTTTATTACAGTACCAGTCAAAAAGCATGGATAGAAGGACAGAGTAAATTTTCTGTTAATCAACCACCTTTATTTTCTTTATTTGATGAGAATCACAAAGCATTCAATGATAATGAAGTGTATCCAAACTCTACTTTTACAGGATCTAAACTTTTTGAATATAAAACTAGTTCAATGTCGCCGGTAGATCCTATATTAGGATTACAAATAAAGTATAACACAATAAAAAATGTAGGAGACATTGTTTTTACTTCTGATTTTGCTACAGAATCTTTTCAATATAATATTAATGATAAATCTTACTCAAAAAACTTTAATACAGGTCATGCTCATCAAGTACTTGGCAGAGATAATCATGTAAGTAGATGTGGGTGGATCGAAAGAAAAGAAGAAAGTAGACAAAGAGTTATAAGAATATTCACAGTAACCAGAGACGAATTAAAATTATTTCCTGTGGATGTTTTTGAAAATAGCAAATCATTATCTGATTTATCAGTAACTGTAGATGTTAATCACATAACTCAAAATTTAGGAACAGATTATACTTTAGTAGATGGGTTAACTTACAAATATGTAAAATTTACTAAAGATTTAAATGTAGACGATTTAATTAAATTATGTTGTTACAGCTCAGCAAAAAAAATTCCTAGTAAAGGTATATATGAAGTTCCTGAAAACATATCAGTAAATCCATTTAATGAACAATTGTCAAATTTTACATATGGACAAATATTAAATCATTTACACGACATTAATGAAAAAAATGTTGAAATGATTGGAGATACTCCAGGAAGTAGCAATTTAAGAGATATAGGAGATGTAAGATTAGAAGGAGGATCTATAATTCAGCATGGTTCGGCTCTGCCACAAGCTATGTTCTTATTAATAGATCAAAATGCTAATGCTATTAAATCGATAGAATATTGTAATAATGAATATCAAAGATTTAAAGAAAACTTTTTGGCCAATACCCAAGGAACAACACACGAAGGATTGGTATCAGATAGAGTTGATGAGATAATCAAAAATATTTCTAACAATAAAAATACAAGTTTTCCTTTCTATTATGATGATATGATAGGTTATGGAGAAAAACTTACTGTGAGAAATTATACAGTGCAAGATCCTGAAGAAATAGAATACGCTATTGATTCACAGTTTGATGTCACTGTGCCTAGCACAAGAGCAGTATATGTTTATCTCAATGATGAAATATTACTTTTAGGATACGATTATACTTTTAGCAAAGAATCAGACGGTGTAACCATAACAACCGTTTTAAATGCCGGAGATAAAATCACAATTAAAGATTACGAAAATACTGCAGGAAGTTTTGTGCCTCCAACACCAACAAAACTAGGAATGTATCCAAAATTTAAACCAGAAAAAATTATTGATAATACTTATAGAACACCTGTAGAAGTTATTGTAGGACACGATGGTAGCAGAACTATTGCTTTTGGAGATCATCGCGATGATTTATTATTAGAATTAGAAAAAAGAATCTACAATAATTGTAAAACAACTTTTAATACAGAATTATTATCAGAAGATGATGTAAGACCTGGAGTATTTAGAACTACAGAATACAACAACAGTGAAGTTAACAACATATTAAGTTTAGATTTTTACAACTGGGCAGGACAGAACGGTATAGAATATCAAAATAATTTAAATTATGATGAAAATGATTATTTTACTTTTAATTATAGTAAGAATAAAAATATCATAAATGGTGAAGCTCTTCCAGGGTATTGGAGAGGTATATTCAAATATTTCTATGACACAGATAAACCACACACTCATCCATGGGAAATGTTAGGTTATAGTGAACAACCAACATGGTGGGAAGACACCTATGGACCAGGACCTTACACAGCGGGCAATGAATTATTATGGAATGATCTAGCAGCAGGATATGATACAGGTCTAGAAGAGACTGTAAACAAATATAAAAGACCAGATTTATTAAATTACGTTCCTGTGGATGAACAAGGCAATTTAAAATCACCCATAGCTATAGGATTGATAGATCAGTATCAAAATCTTGGAGTTAATGAAAAATGGAAATTTGGAGATCAAGGGCCAAGTGAAACTGCATGGCGTAGAAGCAGCCAATATCCTTTCAGTATATTGAAATTATTAGCACTAACTAAACCAGCAAAATTCTTTGGATATTTTTTAGACAACAGTAGATTAGGAAAGAATGTAGCAGGAAATTATGTTAACATTGAAACAGAAGTGGCACCAACACTTAAATCTACCACATACTATTTAGAAACAACTGGCGGATCCGAAATAGGAATCACTGCTGGATATCAACCTTTTATAGTTAACTATCTAATTAAGAATGGATTAGATCCTGCTCCTTTCTTCTATGATAAATTAAAAAATCTCAATGTACAATTGGCATATAAATTGGGAGGATTCACTGATAAAGAAAATTTAAAAGTTTTAACAGACAGCGTAAGTCCAGGATCCACATCAGGGTCTCAATTTATACCTAACGAAAACTATAAAGTTTTATTTAGAATCAGTAATCCTGTTAGGGATTATGACTATTCAGGAGTGTTGGTTGAATTAAATTCTAACGTCACTGGTGATGGCAGCACATTAGAAGGTGGTTACAAAGTTATTGGTTATAACACAATCAAACCTTATTTTAGAATATTAAATCCGGTAGAAAATAAAAATGCTCATTCAATCACGGTTGGAAACAGCAGTGCAATTGTTTACAACGATTGGAGCGAAAATGAAACTGTTATTCCTTACGGCACTGTGTTCAAAACTGTTCAACAAGTGATTAATTTTTTAATTGGATATGGAAAATATTTAGAATCTCAAGGATTTATATTTGACAAATTTAGTAACGAAATAAGAGAAATAAACAATTGGGAAACCAGTGCTAAAGAATTCTTATATTGGACTAGACAAGGATGGGCTCCAGGTTCAGCAATAACATTGAGTCCAGGTGCTGCTGGATTTGTTCTAGCCACAGATAACAGTGTTATCAGCAAATTTCAAAACTCTTTGGGACAATATTCAGTTTTAGATTCTGCTGGTCGCGCCATAGAAACTCAATATATTTCAACCAAACGTGTTGGTAACAAATTCTCTATTGCTATAAAAAATACTGAAGCAGGCATTTATAATATTTCAATGAATGCTGTACAAAAAGAACAGATTATACTTTTTGACAACATCACAGTGTTTTCCGACATAATATTTGAATTAGTCACAGGATTCCGTCAACAGAGATTAAAACTTGTAGGATGGAAAACAGGTGACTGGAATGGCGATTATTATTCTCCTGGATTTGTATTTGATGAAGCTAAAGTGGATAGATGGGTTGCAAATACAGATTATCAAATAGGAAACACAGTAGAATATGCTAATGGTTTCTATGTGGCCAAACAAAATCATAATTCTGGTACAAAATTTGATTTTGAAAAATGGACCAAGAAAAAATCTAAACCATCAGCTCAATTAATACCTAACTTTGATTATAAAATTTCTCAATTTAATGATTTTTATAATTTAGAAACCAATAATTTTGACGAAACACAACAAAGACTAGCTCAACATCTTACAGGATATCAATCTAGATCATATTTAGAAAATCTTTTCTTAAATGATGTTTCTCAATACAAATTCTATCAAGGATTTATCAGAGAAAAAGGCACACAAAATGCTATCGACCGATTGGTTAAAGCCAAATTCTATGGAGAAAATATCAATTTAAAAGTTTATCCTGAGTGGATGATAAAAGTTGGAGAGTTTGGAAATTTAGACGGTAATAAATCAATACAAATTACACTATCTGACAATGAATTCACAAGTAATGCTCAAAGTATTGAATTATTAAATGATGATAATGATACTAAAGATTACACTAGATCATTGTCTGTAACCGCTGATAACTTTTATTCTAAACCCTTAGAGTACACAGCATCGGAAACATTCAAACAATATGATTATACTCAAGCTGGATATGATAGAGAATTTGTTCAAAAATATAAAACTGCGGGATATGTAAGAATATCTGACACTCAACACACTGCATTCAATGAAACAGATCTATTAAACTTAGACGTTAATGGAATCAATAACAAAGATTTAATATGGATAGCAAAAAAAACTAATAATGATTGGGACGTGCAAAGAATAACCTATACTGGACTTAATATTATCTCACTGAAACCTATAAACAACAACACTCAAGTGATTTTAGAATTCAATGGAGTACATGGTTTAGTGATAGATCAATACATAGCGATAAGCAACAGTCAATTTTCTCTTCTAAATAAAGTTTATCAGGTTAAAAACGTTATAAATTCCACATCTGTGCTAGTTAATTTTGCCAATGCTTCGACCATCAGCAGATCTTTTAGTGAAATAGACGAGTCAACGCTGTCAACGTATGGTAACCTATATCGTTTTATAAGTGTAAGATTGTCTTCTTTAGACAATGTCAATGACATTCTACCGTATAACGAATATCAAATTGCAGACACCGTTAATCAGTTGCCTGGAGATAAAATTTTTGTAGATAATGAGGGATCTAATTGGAAAATTTACGAAAAAATTGATCCTTATGAAACTTTTAGAATAGGATCTCCAGACACAGAAGACAATCAAGAATTTGGTTACAAAACAATTGCTAGATCTGATGGAAAATTTCTTATAATTTCTGCTCCTGGCAGTAGAGGAGCAACAGCTCAAGGATCGATATATTTCTTTAGTAGAAGTGCAAATATTCCAGGATTAGCATTTTCACTTACTAACAGTTATACCATGGATGACAGTACCACAGGTACAGGTAGATTAGGTCATAGCTTATCTATGAGTACAGATGAAAATTTTGTTGTAGCAGGAGCGCCACTTGCTAATATTTTATCAGCAGATGGCAGCACAAGAATTTTAAAAGCTGGTTTAGTAAAATTATTCATATGGGAACCCATAACAAAATCTTATAATGAATTTACAACAATTAAACCGTCGGATGATAGCTCATCGGCAAATATAAATTTTGGTTGGTCTCATGCATTAGCAGAACCAATCACAGACAGTGACAAATACACTAGACAAAAATATCTTTTGGTTGGTGCTCCAGGATATGCTAACGACACAGGAATAGTTTATCTATATACATATACTCCTGTTGAAGACAGTACATTTGCAGCATGGACACAAGATAATAGTGTTATTAGTAGTCAATCTGGAATCAATAAAAGATTTGGTCATAGAATGGCTATTAATGACAACGGTGACATATTAGCAGTATCTTCAGAAAGTCCAGATGATGCTGGTATGGTAGAAATTTTTGTTAGAACCAGTCCAAGCAATGATGACAGTACTGTTTTAGGATTTACTCATGTGCAAACACTCAAAGGAGTATCAGCTGACGACAGCACATTAAACACAGCATTTGGAGAAGGATTAACCATGAGCAAAGACGGATCAACATTAGTCATCTCCGCCCCAGGTAGAGACAATCTGTCACAGGCAGATGCAGGTGTTGTTTACATTTATGAATGGAATGCAGACGGATCAACTAACACTTATACTTTACAACAAACAATCTATGCTCCAGAAACTGCAACCAACATGCAGTTTGGATCCACAGTGCATCTTAATCATGATGCCAATAGATTAGTTATAGGAGCAGAAAAATTTGCAAATAATCGAACAGTAAAATTTGATAATGGACTAACCACATTTGATTTACAAGATACACAAATAGTGGATCTTAACATAGGATCCGGAGGAGTGTTTACAGCAACCAAATACAATAATAATTTTGTTTTAGATGGCAAGTTAATAACTTCTAATGTATCAGCCAATGATGATTTTGGTAGATCTGTTTTTGTAATCAATGACAGTGTATTTGTGGGTGCACCAGGAGATGACACTAAATTTTCTGATAATTCTACTCGTGAAAATGATGGTATGGTTGCTGTGTTTGATTTAACAACATCAGGATCATACAGTTGGAAAGTAGCACAAGAAGAAGAATCATTAATTGATGACAGATTAATAGATTCGGCTTTTATTTTTGATAGAGCAGAACAAAAAATCAAATCATATATTGATTATTATGATCCTATCAAAGGTAGAATATTAGGCATAGCCGACAGAGAAATCAATTATAAAACTGAATGGGATCCAGCAGTTTATAATTTAGGCACAGAAGAAGTTAATGTAAAACCAACCATGTCTTGGGCCGAAGAACACATAGGAGAAGTTTGGTGGGATTTGAGCAAAGTTCGATGGATATGGTATGAACAAGGCAATCAAGAGTATAGAACAAAAAATTGGGGCAAACTTTTTCCAGGCAGTGAAATTGACATTTATGAATGGGTAGAAACCACTCTATTGCCATCAGAATGGAATCAGTTGGCAGACACACCAATGGGATTGAGTCAAAAAGTATCAGGAAAACCATTATATCCAGATAATACTGTGTTTACATTGAGACAGAAATACGATTCTCGTCTAGACGGATTTGTAAATTATTACTATTATTGGGTAAAAAATAATGTTTTCTTACCAGATACTGCAAAAAGTGTTGCTACTAGAAAAAATACTACCGGTTACATATCCAATATAATAAGCAATCCTAGAGGATCAGGAATTAGACATTTTGCAGTGTCCGATACAAACAAATTGATAGCATTTAATATTAAAAATGATATCATCAATGACAACACTGTATTAAATGTTACCTACAAAGACACAGTTAAAGAAGGTGATGCTCATTATGTTTGGAAACTGATCAAAGAAGGAGACAAAAATGATGCTCCTAACGCACAGATTGAAAAGAAATGGTGGGACAGTTTAATTGGTTCGGACGAAGCAGGCAATGAAGTGCCGGATATATCATTGCCGTTAAACCAAAGGTATGGTAATAAAGTTAGACCAAGACAGAGCTGGTACGTGGATAGAATTGCTGCTTTAAAAGAAATTATAGATTATGTTAATTCGGTATTGGCAAAAAATCAATTGGCAGATAATATTAGATATGACAATTTAAATTCAGCTGAACCTGAACCAAATGCCATATCTGGAGAATGGGATGACACAGTAGAAACCTATGACGATTTAACCTATATTGATACCAGAGATATTAGTGGCACAACAAATATATTAGTAAAGAATGATCAAACATTTAGTAATGGTTTTTGGGCTATCTACAATTGGAATGGATCTGAATGGGTTAGAACCAAATTACAAACTTATAAAACCAGTGCTTATTATGATCGTGTTGATTGGTATAATGAATCATTCGATTATGATGCAAGCATTGAAAAACAATTAAATTATCAGTACGAATTAGACGCATTATCTTTAGAAAATGGCCAGTATGTTAAAGTTTTAACAGCTGATACAGGTGGTTGGAAAATATTCGAAAGCACCACAGAAGGATTTAAAAATATTGCTACACAAAATGGTACTATTCAATTAAAAACTTCTCTGTATGATTATTCGATTGATAATACAGGATTTGATGGAGAAGATGCTTTTGATGTCAATTTCTTTGATACTGAACCCAAATTAGAATTAAGAAAAATATTAACAGCTATAAGAGATGACTTATTCATAGGAGATTTAAAAGTAGAATACAATAATATTTTCTTTATAGGTTTAAGAAAAGTTTTAGAGCAACAGAAATATGTTGACTGGTTAACAAAAACAGCATTTATTAATGTGTCTAACATTTTAAGAGAATTAGATCAAAGAAAAAGTTATAGAGTTACTACAGAAGATTATGTTGAAGATTATATTAACGAAGTAAAACCATATCATACCAAAATTAGAGAATATCGATTGGGTTATACCGGTTTAGATACTGAAGACGGTATCTACACAGATTTTGACTTGCCTGCTTTCTATGATGGAGATATTATTAGAAATGTAGATGTTTCTAATGATGTTGCAGTATTGAGCACATATCCATATCGTTTTTGGAGAGACAATTATAAAAAATATGTGGACACTATCACAGTGATAGACGGTGGTAGCGGATATGTTACTGCTCCCACAGTTACTCTAGTAGGTGGTACTACAAAGACAGTTGGACCATTCACAGTGTTAGGAACCAGCACACAGGGTGCTTCTTCCGGGCAATATGGATATTTTTATCCTCTATATACTGCCAAAGTGGATGCTGACCTTGCTGACTCACAAGCAGGAGGATCTGGAAACAGTGAAATATTCACATTCAGTGAATTCTCGGGTATTGAATTTTATATGCCTATCACAGGGCAGAATATTGCTCAAACAGATAGACCAGAAGGTTATGAAGTTTACACTCTGTCTGATGTGACACAAGCCACAGCTAGAGCAGTAATTAAAGAAGGATCAGTGGTTAGAATAGTGGTATTAACTCCTGGAAAAAATTATACTTCAACGCCAAGAGTGGTTATAACAGGTGGAGGAGTCAACGGTAATACACCTGCTGACACAGCAAGAGCATATGCAAATCTTAGAAATGATGTTGTGAGAGACATTAGTACCACAATCAAATTTGACCGAGTTCAATCCACAGCCACAGTGTTACAATGGACCAGCAATACCACTTATGCTTATAATGATTTAGTTAGATACGACAATAAACTTTATAAAGTTATTGCAACATATACAAGTACAGAAAATTTTGATGATGGAATAACGAATCTTTTAAGATTAAGAGGAGACGAACCATATATCACAGCAGCAGAAAGAACATTGGGATTATATGCTCCAGATACTGGTATGCCAGGCAATGAGTTATCTCAAGTGATGACAGGAGTAGACTATGGTGGAGTAATGGTCACAGGTTTGGCTTTTGATAGTGGTCAAGGTTGGGATAGAGCTCCATGGTATGATTTGCCATGGGATGGTTTTGGTTTAAGCAGAGTTAAAGTATTCTACGGAGATGGATCTACAACTGATTTTACTTTTGATTTTGCTCCGCAACCAACAGATGTATACACAGTTTATTTTACTGATATCAGTGATTCATCAGCTCAATATCCAGCAGCCACTGCCAATGTTAATAGAGTGAGACAGAGAACTCAAGTGTTAAGAGGAGATGGCACTACTAAAACATTTACCATAGTGGGAGATGATGGAAATCCTGCTCCTGCAAACACAGTTATTGAGTTAATACCTTTTGATGATGATGGAGTTTTGACACCTACTGATGATAAGACTTTGGATACTTTGATCAGCGGAGGATTATTTAAATCAGCATTAGGAGTATCTCCTAGTGATATTATTGTGGAAGGAGATGCTTTTATTACACCTGAAACTAGTTACGCTCCAGAAGAAAATTTACCTGGCAGTATTTTTGATACAGTGGATATTCGAGTTTACACTGCTCCAACATCTGGAGTACCTTTTATTATACAAAAAAATTATATCGGAGATGGAGCAACTACAACATTTTCAATAGGACAATTAGCAGGCACTCAATCATCTGTGATAGTTTCTTTAGACGGAGCAACACAAACATTAAATTCTGAATACACAGTAGATATTCAAAACAAAACAATTACATTTGTGTCAGCACCGGCTGTTAGCAGTAAAATTTCTATAAAAAGTTTTGCTATATCTGGCAGCAATTATATGGTTCTAGATACATTTGTTGGCGATGGCTCCACATATTCTTTTGCAACTAAGAGTAGAGAAACTTATCAGTTAGACAGTTCAATGAGTCAATTATTTGTCACTGTGGACGGCATTCCTACCACAGATTACACTTATACAGTAAACAATAGAGATATAACTATAAGTTTACATACAGGGGATGGATCCACAGCAAATCCTCCAGCTGTGGGTACAAGTATACAGGTTGCATCATTCAATCAACCTGCAGGCAGCGGAAGAGCATACGCTGAAATACGATCACAAGAAATTCTGTATGATGGTAGCACAGACACTTATACATTATCGTATCCTCCAGGTTCGATAGGACCTTATTCGAGTTTAACTTTATTAGAACATCAAGGAAAAATTTTAAGAGGACCAGATAACACTTATTATTTAGGTGATGGAACTAGCAATACTTTTTCATTTGCTGGTTATGCAGGATCTACAGAAGATGATAGCACATCAACAGGCTATGTGGATACAAAATTTGGTGAAAAAACCGGAATTCTTAATGCACCTAGCACAATAGATTCGTGGGTTTATACAGAATATGACAGTGCTTGGTATATGGCAATCACAAGAGACGAAGTTTCAGGAGAACTAGCTACTGCCAAATATTCTTTGGTTCACAATGGCTCAACTGCCGTTGTAAGTACTTCATCTATCACTCAAACTGGAATAGCTGAACACATCACTGTTGATGCTTCGAAAGCTACAGGTATAGTGTCATTGATAGGTACAGGTAATTCTGTATTAAATTCTGTTTCTTGGTATAGAATAGGATTAGGTCTTAATACAGTGGATACGACAGGAGCTCAGGTAGTAAAACATAGGCTACCTTTTTTAGATTCTGTTACTGTACCACTTGAAGCTCCGGGTTGGGATAAAAATCTTCATAGAGGAGCCAAATATTTTATATCGGTAGATGCAATTAATACAGCAGAAACTAGTAATATAGAGGCTCTAATAGTGCATGATGGAACAAATGCATATGTTACTTCTTATAATATAGTGAATACAGGACCAACGGACATGGTTACAATTTCAGGTGATATAGTTGCAGATAAAGTAAGATTATTAATAGCATCTAACGTAGGTGATTGTAGAGTTAGAGCTTATAGAATATTACTTCGAGATGGAGATATTAGTGATGGAAGTAATTTTGTTGGCTCAACCACAATTTCGAGTGGTGAAACCACAATAGATAGTTTTCAAACTTCTGATTATGTTGGAGCTCATTACATTGTGACAGCGTATAATGCAACCGAAGCATCAGCATCAATATCAGAAGTAACACTGGTAGCAAATTCTTCTGAAGTGTATACTAACACTGCACCGCATCTAAGTACTAAAGGATCAGATCAAGTATCATTCAGTGGGTCAATCGCTGGAAGTACAATATCTTTCAAAGCAAGTTCAACATCAGGATCAAATACCGTTGTTAGTGTTTATAGATTTGGATTATTACGTAATCCTGGCGGAGCAGTAATTGATCCTAGCAAAGTAAGAGTATACTTAAATGGTATTAAAAAAGATCAATATACTGATTATAGTGTTAACATTGATGCAAAATCGGTTACATTCAATGACGCTCCAGCAAGTTCTGATTTAATTGCAATATCCACACTGGTAGGAACACATTATTTTGATAAAAATGATCAAATAGTTTTACAACCAGACAACATGGCAGTGGATGGTATTACTCTTGCTGAAGGAGACACTATCACAGCAACAACATTTAACAATGCTGTGGGAATGAATCAACGCAGAGAAGATTTTAAAGGCAACGATTCTAGAGAATATTATCTGTTTCAAACTCCTCTAAACAATGACTATGTGTTTGTTTGGGTCAATGGAGAAAATCTAGTGCAAGGTTTTGATTGGATAATAACAGGTAATAAGATTACAATTACTAGATCATTAACAATCAACGATAGAGTTGATGTGATGTATTTTGTTACTGAAGGTAATAATTTTTCAACTGGTTTTAGAATATTTAAAGACATGCTCAATAGAACATTTTACAAGAGAATTAGCCAAACCAATACAACAACATTGGCAGCGGATTTATCAATAGATGATAAAACAATCACTGTAACAGATGGCAGTGTGTTAAGATCTGTAGACGGTAGTACATTATTGCCTGGAGTAATTTTTATTGACAATGAAAGAATAGAATATCTTTATAAAGATGGCAATACATTATCTAATATTAGAAGAGGCACACTAGGAACTGGAATTAAAAATTATGTTGCAGGAGTAGAAGTGGTTGATGCATCTGGACAACAAACTATTCCTTATGCTGATACCATATACACTAAAAAACACATTGCTGATGGATCAACCACAGCATTTATTTCATCGCAATCTGTAAGTTCTCCTCATGAGGTTGATGTGTTTGTGGGAGGGAGAAGATTACCATATCTCAATGAAGACAGCAGTACCAATTACACAGTGAACACATGGGATGGTAGTTCAGCCAATATTATATTAAGCGAGCAACCTGCTGCTGGAGTAGAAGTAAAAATTATACAAAAACGTGGACAAATATGGTATAATAGGGGAGAAACAACTGCTGCTGATGGTAAAGGATTAGGTAAATCCAACACAGCACAAGCCAAATTCATAGCTGGAGAACCAACAAATGTACCTGAATAAATATAACGAAATGACAGAACAAAGTAAACAAGAATCAACCAATGAAAAAACAATGAAAGAATCCAAACCACAAGATAACTCAGGAATTAAAGTAGAAGGACATATTAAAATATGGGATCCGACTACAGGGGAAGTGATAGTGGACAAAAGAAATGCTATTCATTATGAAAATATGAGTATAGCACTGGCCAATAGTTTAGCTCACAAGACCACAGGATTTATTCATGAAATGGCATTCGGTAATGGAGGAACCACAGTGGATCCTACAGGTATCATAACATATCTAACTCCGAATACATCTGGCAGCAATGCCACTCTATATAATCAAACTTATTATAAAGTAGTAGACGATAATTCATCATCTAACAAAGATACCACAAGAAATAAAATGGAAGTAAGACATACTACAGGAAACAAATACACAGATATCGTTGTAACCTGTACATTGGACTACGGTGAACCAGCTGGACAAGCAGCATTTGATAATACAACAGATTTTAATGACACATACGTGTTTGATGAGTTAGGATTAAAATCTTGGGAAGGCACAGAGAATGGATCTACAAATAAATTATTAACTCACGTGATATTCCATCCTGTACAAAAAAGTTTGAATAGATTAATACAGATAGATTATACGTTAAGAATACAATCATTAACAACATTTACGGAATAATTTAAATGCCTTATACAGTAAACAAAACAGACTCGACAGAATCACCCAATCAATACACAGTACAAGATTCTGTTTTGAATACTCAAACAGATGTTTCTTTAATAGGAAAAGGTTACGCTGGTTATGGGGAAGTTATAGCAGAAAACTTTCTACATCTTTTAGAAAATTTTAGCAGTTCAACAGCACCGAGCAAACCTATCAAAGGACAGTTATGGTATGATTCCAGTACACAAAAATTAAAAATATTTACAGGAACAACCTTTCAACCCGTAGGAGGAGCAAACTATCAAAATACTGCTCCAACAGGATTGAATGCTGGAGATTTATGGGTTAATTCTACCACTCAACAGTTATATTTTAACAATGGTACTGAAGATGTTTTGGTTGGTCCAGCAGCAACCACAGATAGCGGATTTTCTTTTGGTACAATTCTTTCATCAACAGATCAATCAAAAAACATAACCTATTTAAAAAACAACAATGTACTCATAGCGATTATTAGTGAAGAAGAATTTATTCCTAAAATTGCCATTCCAGGATTCCCCACAATTAAAAAAGGAATAACTCTTACTGAAAATATAGTAGGAGTAGCATTCGCTGGTACAGCATCAAGTGCCAGCAGTTTAGCAGGTGTAGACCCTGATAACTTTTATTTAAAGACAGGTGGAAACATCACAGGAAAAGTCAATATCAAAACCGATGAAGGATTACAGATAGGTGCTGATGATGATTTTAAAATTTCAGTTGAGCCAAATGGCAATGTTTCTATAACCAACAGTACCAATAATGCAGATATTAGTTTTACAATCAAAGATGGTGGTACAATAACCACAGTAATGACCATCGATGGAGCTACCTCTAGAGTAGGTATTGGCACCATTACTCCTTCCTCAACATTGGAAGTTAGTGGAACAGTAAAAGCCACGGCATTCACAGGACCAATCACAGGAGCAATCACAACTACAGGTATAGAAGTTACAGATGGGGGAGCAGTAAATTTTGATGGAACAATAGATGACAGCAATATGACAGTGTTAACAGCAGCAGAACCCACAGGCAATAACACAATTACTTTGCCCAACAGATCAGGCACAGTGGTTACTACTGGTGACGTTAATGGTAATGCTTCAATCAGTGGTAATATGTTTAAAAGTAAAACCACATTGAGTATTTTAGATTCAAGTGGTGCAACATTAACTACACTTTATGCTCCAGGATCTAATACTTAATACTACTTTAATGTTGACAATGTTTTATTTTTCATTTATTATATTTTTAAATAGGAACGTTTATGACTGTTAGAACCCCTTTATATTATGATGATACATCGTCTTCATCTACACCTATTTTAAAAGAGATGTCTGCAGGACAAATCAATGAAATAAAAAATGCTTTTAAACAATTATATTTTCAATCTCCATCTGTGAGATTAGACGTTCTTGCAGCAGGCGGTGGTAATATGAAATTGCCTGACAGCAGTGCAATGACAAACACTAGATTAATAGCAGGTGCTTATTCTACTAATCCTACCTCTTTCCCAACCGAAGAAACAACGCAAGAACCACAAATACAAACAGTGGAGTATGATAGATTAGATCAAACGATTGAGTCAGTAACTCAACCAGCCAACACTAATAATATTGAATATCCAATCTATTATTACACTGATGGATCTTCGCAACCAGTTTTAAAATCAATGAGTTTACAAGATATGTACGATACTTTTGCACAAGATGTGGTTACAAATGATCTTTCTGTGGGAGGCGCTGTATACACAGTATCAACCAGCACAACAGAAGCAGGATATACAGAAGTCAGCGGTGACGGAACTCCAATCTTTTTAGATACCAGAGCCAATCCTGCAGGTTATAATGCAGCTGAAATTCCAGAAACTGAAGATTCCACAACCACACAAGAAGTGCAAAATTATTATCTACATAAAAAAAGTTATGTTACACCCGCTTATCAAGCACCAGCTAGATTAACGTCAGCAGGCAATATTATTACTCCAACTACAGAAACTTGGAACACTGTGTTTCAATCTATCATACGTTATGTAGCAGCCAATGTGGAAGGTTATAGATTACGTTATTCTATCAATGGTAGTGGTGC